GGCGTGTGGCTTGGATGGCGACGATGCCGCGCTTCTTCCAGTCGTCCATGACGGCTTGGTGCGCGCGGGGCGAGCCGTGGGAGCCGTTCATGTTGGCCCACTTGTGGCCCGGGATGGAGACCTTCATGAGATCACCACGGGCGGGAAGGCGAACGGCGGCTCAGGCGCGGTCTGCTGGCCCCATCCGCCGCCACCGCTGGCGGGCTGGGCCCACGGGTCGCCCGCGGGCTGCTGCGTCCGCTGCGCCTGCTGCCGGGTGCCGTGCGGCGCGACGGACTCGGCGTTGCACTCGATGACGGTGCGCTTCTCGCCGTCCTTCTCGTAGGACCGCTGCGTGAGGCGCCCGGTGACGGTGACCTTCTGGCCTCGCTTGAGCGTCTCGGCGGCGAGCTCGGCGTCCTCGCGCCAGATGGAGCAGCGCATGAACAGCGTCTCGCCCGCGTCCTCCCACTCGTTCGTCTGCTTGTTGAAGCGGCGCGGTGTGTCGCAGACGGTGAAGTTGGCGACGGCGGCACCGTTCGGGGTGAACCTGAGCTCGGGGTCGCCCGCGAGGTTGCCGGTGATGGTGATCTGGTTGCTCATGCTGTCCTCCATTGGGTTGCGGTGATCGGGTCGACGGCGCGCGAATACTCGCCCTCGAAGGTGAGGTGGCAGAGGGACTGGGGCCCGTGCCGGTTCTTGGCGATGAAGACGTTGAGGTCGGTCGGGTCGCCGAACTCGATCGAGCCGGCGCGGTGCATGAGCATGACGACGTCGGCCGCCGCCTCGATGCCGCCCGACTCGCGCAGATCGGACAGGGTCGGCATCTTCGTGTTCCGCGACTCGATCTCGCGGTTGAGTTGGGCGAGGGCCATGATCGGCACCCGCAGGTCGCGGGCGAGGTTCTTGAGCCCTTGGGCGAGGTGGTCGACGATGACGCGGCGGTCACTCGCCGGGATGCCGGACGGCTTGCCCATGATGCCGAGGTAGTCGACGACGACGAGGCCGACGTCGCCCTTCCGCTGTGCCGCCCGGACCTTCGCACGGACCTGGGCGAGTGTCGCCGACGAGCGGTCGTCCACGATGAGCGGCAGCCGGGCGATGTGCGCTGCTGCCTCTGCGAGTTTCGCGTCGTCTGCCCGGGTGGTCGATCGGTGGGTGAACTTGTCGCCGTCGATCGAGCCGACCGCGGAGAGCATCCGCAGATAGAGCTCGGTTTTGGGCATCTCGAGGCTGAACATCACGGCCGTCTTGCCACGTCGTGCCATGTCGAGCAGGGCGCACACTCCCATGACGGTCTTTCCCACCCCGGGTCGGGCGCCGACGACGTAGAGCATCCCGGGTGCCCACCCGCCGACGATGTTGCTGACGCTGCGCCACGGTGTCGGGACGCCGAGCGGCTGTTCGAGAGAGTCGATCGCGGCGTACACGGCAGCCTCGTTTGACTCGTCCGCGACTTCGACCTCGAGGAGCGAGTCGAGTTCGGCCCGGGCGGCGTTGACGATGTCGAGCGGGTCGCCGCCGTGGTCGGTCATCGCCTCGAGGCGTGTGCCGATCTCGCGAACCTTCCGCAGTCTGGCTGCGTCGCGGACCTTCTCGGCGTGGTAGGCGGCGGACGACGCGGTGACGAGAGACGAGGCGACCTCTGCGATGTAGGCCCGGCCGCCCGCCTTGGGGAGGTCAGCCCCGAGGCGGTCGCCGATGCTGACCGGGTCGACCGGGTGGCCCTCGGCGGTCTGGGCGAAGATCGCGTCGCAGATCAGCTCGTGTCGCGGCTCGAGGAAGTCGCGGGCGGTGAGGATCGTGGCGACGTCGTCGACTGCGGCGCTGGTGGCGAGCATCGCTGCGAGGACTTGCCGCTCGTGGTCGCTCATCAGTAGCCCCTCCTTGCCACGATCTCGTCGGAGGTGGGGATACTGGCCCAGAGCTGGGCGGCGCGGTCGGCTTCTGGGTCGGCTGATGCGACCTCATCGTCCCAGCGGTCGCCGTTGAGCCATGTGGCGGCGTGGGGGATGAACTTCTGGTCGGCGGATGCCCAGGCGGGGAGGTGGGCGCGGAGGCCGGCGATGATGTGGGCAGTGTCGGCGCGCTTGATGGCCTTGGTCCAGGCGCGTGCGGCGTCGGGCTTGGAGACCTTGCGCGGATAGAGGGTCCAGAACTCATCGAACGCTCCATCGGCGGGAGCCGATCGATGTTCCCTGTTCCCTGTTCCCTGTTCCTTTCCTCCCGTGAGCCCTCCGTGAGCACTCACTGAATCCTCAGTGAGTGCGGCGTGAGTGCTCAAAACCTCGCCGGTTGGACCGTTGTCATGCTCGGGGCATGGTGGGATCTTCGAGGCGCTTGGGCGGTTCACCTTCTGGTGGTTGCTCCAGTTCGGCGCGTGCAGGTAGGTGCGCCCGTCGACCTCGAACCGGCACAGGCACTCGGCCTCCTCGAGCGCCGTCACGGCCTTCTGCACCTTGCTCACGGTCGCGTCGTCATCCAGGGGGAACAGGGCGGCGCGGATAAGTCGGGCGTCGGCCCTGCCGTAGCCGTGGTCGTCGAAGTAGGTCCAGAGGCCGGCGAACGTCCAGCGGGTGAAGTAGTCGAGGGATGAGAGGGTTTCGCTGGTGAACGCCTCGGGCTTGATGCTGCGGATGCGTGCCATCAGCGATGTCCTCCTGCCCGACGCATGACCTCGAGCCAGTTGGTTGAGGCGACCCAGCTCTTGGTGAGCAGGTGGCCGCTCCACCACAGGACTCGGGCGGGGGTGTGTAGGTCCGCGAGTTCGATCGTGTAGAACGATGCGCGGCCCGAGCATTCGACGTGGAGCGGGAGCCATTCGGCCGGGTAGGAGTAGGAGTTCTGCGCCGCCCTGGCGATGGCCACGTCTGCCGCCAGCAGTCCGCGCTCTGGGTCGACAGGGAATCCGCAGACCTGGCACTCGAGGACTTCGGTATCAGAACCGGCGTCCGATGCTCTGTCTGGGTGAGATGTGGCTACCATGTCGGTAGGCCCTCCTTAGGTGCTTCGTAGGCGATAAGGGGCGGCTCAGGAAGGTCATCCGTTGGCGCGGGTGACCTTCCGTCTTTGCCGCCCCCATTCTCCCATACCACAAGGGAATTCGCACCTTTCGTCGGGTCCACGCCGCCCTGATAAGCGCACCCCTGACACCCGCTCCAGGGGCACCCGTCGCCGCAGTGGTCGATCATGCGAGCCACCTCCCGGCGAGCCGCCAGAGCCAGCGGAGACCGAACGGCGCGCGGTTCGGATAGGCCCACTCGTTCGGATCAAGACGACGCATCACGCCTCCTCCTTCACGTCGTCGCGCACCTTGGCCCACCCGTCGCGGTCCACGGCGGTCATCCGCACCGGCTCGTGTGGCCCGCCGAGCACGTACCGGACCCAGCCAGTCCCACCCGGCTCGCTGACGGGCCGCGCACGCCGCCAGCCGGTCGCGTTACGGACACTGACGCGCTTCACTGGGGGCCCCCGCTCATGAGGTGCGTCCAGATGCGCTCAGCGAGCCGCGCGTCACCCATGGCGGTGTGCGCCGCGTCCTCGTCGTACTCGAGGCCGAGCTCGTGGGCGCACGCTGCGAGGCCGCCGATGTCGCGCCCGAACGAGCCGGCCGTGAGCGTCTCGACGCAGCGGAGGCGGTGGTGCCACGACGGCAGGTAGCCCTCGTTACGCAGCAGCCGGGCGAGGATGTCGGTGTCGAACGACGGGACTGCGCCGACGATGGTGGCTCCGAACGTCCACTGCATGATGTGCTTCGCCGCGTCATGGGTGGGCATCACAGCGGCGTCGGTTGGGCACGGGTACTTGCCGCTAACCTTGCGGCCCATCGGGTGCCGATCCCAGAATCGGCCGATCTGCAGCGCCATCGGGTCGGCGTAGCGCAGGTCGAGCGGGAGGTAGGCGTGCCACTCGCGGCGGCCGTCCTCGTCGCGGCGGATGAGGGCGACCTCCCAGGCGCGGCGCTGCGGGTGTAGGCCGTCGGTCTCGGTGTCGAGGAAGACGATGGGGCGGCTCATGACTGGCCCTCGACCATCTCGCCCGTGAGCGGGTCGGCGCCGGACTCGATCGCGGCCAGGTCGTCGTGCTCCTGCACGCGGGCGGCGTAGAGGGCGCGCCCGGTCGCCTCGTCCGCCTCGGACGCGGCCTGCAGCGCGGCGGACTTCGGGAGCAGCTTGACGAGCTGGCGCAGCGCCGTCTTGCGCTCCATCCACCGCATCGGGTCGGCGATCCTGCCCTGCGGTCCGACCTTCCCACCGCGGAGCGCCTTGACCTCCTCGGGGCTGAGGACGACGAACGCGGACGCGCCGTTCTGCAGCGTCGCCACGGCGTAGTAGTCGGTCACCTTGCCGCGGTCGCCGCGGGCTGGCTTGTGGCGCAACCGCGGCTCGAGCCCGTACTCGTAGTCGAACTCGTCGTTCTCGTGGACGGCCTGAGCGTCGATGTGTCTCGCCAGGGGCGACTGGTAGAACAGCTTCGCGTAGCCTTGGTAGCCGATGATGAGGGTGCACTCGCCCTTGTAGGGCACGAGGTGGCACTCGCCGTTCACGCCCGGCTCGAGGCCCAGCGCGGACGCCGTGAGCAGTGACCCGGCGAACGACTCGGGCGTGCAGTTGAGCAGGCTCATCTCGGGCTTGCCCGCCTTGCGCGCCTCCATGTCGGACTTCCGCACGAGGGTCAGTGCGAGCCGGGCGATCCGGTCGGCGTCCATGCCCTTCGGCAGGGCCCGCTGGATCTCGGGCTGCAGCGCGGTAATCATGCCCGCGACGGTCTGGCGCGGCTGCTGGTTGCTGGCGGTGGTGATCTCAGACATTGGTGACCTCCGGTACGGATCTCAGGTTGGGTACGGTGATGGTGGTTATGCCGGGGTAGGCCGGCCATTCGTCGCGGGTCATGCAGTCGAGCCAGAGCGCGCGGGCGGCCCGGTTGCGTTCGGCGCCGGACTCGCGGGCGAAGTCGTCGAGCTGGATGACGGACACGAGGTAGGGCGGCGTCTTGGACTGGGCGATGAACAGGAAGCCGTGCGCCTCGCCCGTGAGGGTGTCCCACGTCTCGCGGTACCACGAGTCCTGCATGTGGTAGTCGTATTTGCCGACGCCCCAACGGAACTCGTCCGGGTTGGCGTCGTCGGTGGACTTGTAGTCCACGATCACCGGCACGTCGTGGTGGGTGGTGGTCCAGTCGGCGCGGCAGCGGATGAGGATCTTCGTCTCCTCGTCGCGCATGAACGCGGACTGCTCCGGGACGCCATCAGCCAGGAGCGCGCGGGCCTCGCGGTGGTTCTCGAGCTCGGCCGCCATGGCGTCGACCACAGCCATCTCCTCGGCCTTGAGCGGGACGATGCCGGCCGCGCGCTGCTCGGCGATCCATTCCTTCGCGGCCTTGGTGGAGGCGGCGCCGTTGCTGGCGAGAAGGTCGGCGGGGATGGTGGCGACCTTGACACCGACGCCGAGCACCTTCGAGTGCGCGGCCTGCCCGAACTCGAACACCTTCTTGACGGGCTTGTTGTCCTGCTCCCACTTCCACTGGGCGGGGGAGGTGCGCAGGAGTCGCTTCGCGCCGCTGACGGACAGGCTCGGCTCGGGCAGCCACTTGCCCGAGTGATACTCGGCCTCGTCGATGTCCGGGTAGATGCCCGGCTCGGTGATCACGATGCGTCCTTCGTCGTGAAGTAGGCGGCTGCGGCGCTTCTCCGGCTGCACTGCACGCAACGGCCCTTGCCGTTGTAGGGGTGGCCGTAGATGCACTTGCCGGTGGTGGCGGCGTGCTGGATGCTCCAATGGATGGATAGGCCGCGCTCGGTGTCGGCACCTCCGTCACAGGCCGGGCACGGGTGCGGCTTGGGCTTGCGCTTCGCCCGGGCGGTCTCACGGCGTAGGGCCTTCCGTTCGTCTGCGGTGAGGCCGCCGACGACGCCCCACTCGATGCGGTCCATGTTGGTGGCGCGGCAGAGGTCGACGATGGGGCAGGAGAAGCAGAGGGCGAGCGCTTCGGCCTCGGCTTCGGCGTCGTTCGGGTTGGTGACGAGGTGGTCGAACAGGGGCGCGTGGCCGACGCAGGACGCGAGGGCCCATCGGTCGTCGCCGCGTTCGAGGGTGGGTGCGGCGGGCCGGGTGAGGCTGCGGCGGGCGGTCATGAGGCACGCTCCTCGGCGGCGGCGAGGTGGTCGATGAGCTGGAGGCCGATGTGCCCCGTGTAAGCGGGCGGGATCGCCTCGGCGATGGCCTTGCGGTCGTCGGTCCAGTCGATGCCCATGGCGGCTTGCCACTCCTCGACGGAGCCCTTGCCGCCACCGTCGCCGTAGACCGCGACGTAGGGGCCGTCGTAGTAGGTGCCGTGCCGCCATCCGCGGACCCGGCCGCGGTGGGGCTTGTGCCGCGGGGCCGTGGCGGTGAAGCCGCTGATCTCGAAGTAGCGGTGGCGGATCACGCCGAGCCCGAACATCTCGCCGCAGAGGGTGAGGTCACGGCGAAGGTCAGAGCCCTGCACGTTCTCAAGGACGTAAGGCCGGCCGATCTCGTCGAGCAGCTCGCGCGTCTGTGGGATGAGGTTCAGGTACTCGCGGCCCTTGTTGGTGCCCTTGGTCAGGGCGCATGAGGCCTGGCACGGCGGGCTCGCGTGGATCGCGTCAAAGCCGGGGCCGATGCGGCGCAGCCATTCGAGCGCGTCGCCACAGATGAACGTCTCGCCGCAGTAGTCGAGGGTCAGTTGGATGTCGACGCCGACGACCTCGAAGCCTGCGAGCTGGTAGCCGCGGGCTGCACCGCCGGCGCCGCAGTAGAGGTCGAGGAGCTTGGGTCTCATGCCGTCCTCCCTGCGAGTTCGTCGGCGCACTCGTCGCATAGGGGCCAGTCGGCTACCTCGCGCGTCGCGGCCCGGTCGGGGTGTCGTGAGCAGCGCGGCCCGGTGACAGGGACCGTCGGCGCGTGCTTCTCGCAGCAGGTGCGCCCGTCGAGTTGGCCGCGCCAGTACGCCTCGCGCCGGGCCTCGGTGTCGATCCGGATCGGGGTGGCGCAGGTGTCACAGCGGACGGCGGTGTCGAGTGCGCCGGAGTCGGCCCAGCCGAGCAGGACGTAGGCGATGGCGCACATGAGGACGACGGCGATGAGGGTGGCGATGACGGCGGCGCTCATCGGGTCGCCTCCGCTCGCGGCATGGTCCGCTCCAGCCACACGAGCCTGAGCACCGCTGCGTGCCAGTCGGGCACCATCGTCAGGGCGCGGTGGAAGATGTTCTCCGGCTTGCCGATGACGACGACTTCCTTGCCCTTGGCGATGGCATAGCCGGTCTCGATGTGCCGCCCGCCCGAATGGGAGATGGTGGAGACGTTGAGCACCTTGGACGCCTCGGCGGTGAACGCCACGAGGACGTCGGCGCGGTCGATGTCAGCGAAGTCCTTCTTGACATGGGCGCGAGCGGCACTGTCGTCGAGATCGGTTGCGGCACCGACCTGCCCGGAGCCGAGGGCGGCGTCCTCCTCAAGCCATGACGAGGTGACGTACATGCCGATGCTGCGTAGTTCGTCAGCCAAGGGGCGCAGGTTGTCGCGACAGGCATAGGGCGCTGCGAGGTAGACGTAAAGGCTCATCGGGTCCTCCTGAGTCGTGCACGGATCAGCTCGGCCACGCACTTGGCGACGGTGAGCACGAACGGGCCGCGGTGGATGGCGAGCCCTGCGAGGGCTTCGGCGGCGCGGGTGGCGGGCGGCTCGACGAGGGCGCGTCCGGTGGCCCGCAGGCGACGCTCGGCGGCGTAGAGCGAGAAGGTGCGGGTCATGCTGACTCCCGAATGGCGCGCGCGATGGTGGCCCCGAGGCCGACGTCATGGCGCGGCGCCTCGACGGGGAAGGGGATTCCACGGCCCATGCGGTGTCGGCGGTAGTCGCGCATGTAGGCGTTGTTGGCGTCGTTGCAGTCGGGGCAGGCGGGCTCACCGTTTCGCTGGTGCGCCTTGACCCCGGCGAGGGTGCCGCACGTCTCGCGTTTCATCGCCCGTCTCCTTCTTCGCGCTTGAGGGCGACGCAGTCGGCCTCGCTGTCGCAGGTGCGCCAGGGTGCGCCGTGCTCGTGGGGGCAGTGCTCCTGCCAGTCGGGGCCAGCGCTGAACCATTCGACGCAGCCGGGCGACTCGATCCACTGACCGTCGCGCCAGATGCGGAGCGTCCCGTCGGCGGCGAGCACTGCCGGGTAGGACAGGCCGACGCAGTAGGTGTGCTCGTCCCAGATCTGCGAGGTGATCTCGCGGCCGAACCACACCTCGCCGGGCTGCCCCTCGGGGCGGGACGTGTCGATGACGCTCATGCCGCCACCTCCACCGGGCGAGTAGCGCGGGCGATCGTGTTGGCGAGGTCCAGCGCCTCGGGCCAGGTGCGGAGGGTGCGGGCGCGTCCGTCGACCGTGACTGTCCACAGGCCAGCGGGGCAGCCGGTGACGCGGCCGTAGCGGTAGTAGTGGCGACAGGCGGCCACGCGGGGCTTGTCGGTGGTCATGACGCGCCGTCCTCGTCGTCGAGCACGTCCTGCGCGACCCGCTGCGCCTCCAGGAGCAGGGCCCGCAGGTGGCTCGCGCGGTCGGCGCTGGCCGGGTCCATGGCCACGTCACGACGCAGCAGGGCGAGGGTGCGCAGGCCGTCCGTGGCGAGCTGGACAACGTTGCTGGCGAGGGTCATGACGCACCGTCCTCGACGCCGTCGCGGACGAGGACCGGGTCAACGAGGTCGGACCAGTGATACTTGTGGCCCGTCTCGCTGTGCCACTCCTGCGTCCGGCCGTTCTTCGTCGCAACCCAGCGCTGGCGCATGGTCTCGAAGCCCTTGACGTGAGCGATGACCTTCTCGCCCCAGCCGGGCTCGGGGATGCGCGGCGGCTTCACCTGCGCCTCGATCTGGTCGGCGATGCCCCTGACGTCGAGGCGGCAGTTCGTTGCCTGCGAAGCGGCCAGACGCAGCGCCTCAACAGTGCGGACTGGGTCGGCGAGGTCGAGCACGACGAGGGGGCGGACGTCGGTCGGGACGTCAACACAGAACGCATCGGCGCCAAACTCGCGCCACGTCTGGCCGTCGAAGAACGCGCGGTAGGGGGTGGGCCGGTTCAGGGCCGTGACCATGGCGACCGTGCCAGCGGGGTAGGCGGCGCTCATCGGGCCACCACCAGTTGCACGCGGTCAATCAGGTCGATCCGGGCCAGCGCCGCAGCGTCGGCAGGCGAGCGCCCGTCGTCCAGGTGCCGCCACAGGTCGTCGTGCCAGCGGTCACGGATCGCGGTCAGGGTCAGGCCGGGGGCCGCAGTGCGACGGTGCCGGCCGACGTGGCGGCGGTTGCCATGTATCAAACGGTTCATGAGTAGACTCCTTGGTGCTGTGAGGTGTGTTGTCGTGGCCCGGGCTCTGGTGGGGTGCCGGGCCGCGGCATTGGGGTGGGGGTCCGGTCGGCGCAAGGAGGGGCGGCACCTGCGCCGACCGGGGCTTAGGGGGTGGCGGCAAGCTGTGGGTGCGAGCGAGCCCAGCGCCGCTCGGCATCCGTCGCGGTGGCCTGCCAGTGGCGGATCGCTGCGGCATCCTCGATGTGCAGCACCTCGGCGCGGCGTGTGTCCGGCTGAACGGCGAACACCCAGCGGTCCTTGATCGACTGAGACACGCCTACCTGCCACGCGCCATGCCCGCCAGGGGGCGGTCGCAGTCGGAGCCATGTCGGTGCCCACGTCCAGTTGCACGCCCGGTAGAGAGCGCCCGTGTGGCCTTGGCTCGGGTCCGAGTAGGAGACGAGAGTGGTGACGCGCGGGAGGTTGTCGCGGATGAGCCGCACGGCGTAGCGGTGCATCCGGCTCCCGGCGTTGTCGCCAGCGTCAGGAGTCAGGCACCAGCGCGACAGCTCGAGCCACGTCCCATCGGCGGGCAGGCGGCGCGACGTCGGGCGACGCCACACCTGAGCCGCGACAACCTCACCGCAGCGTGAGCCGGTGACGATGAGCGCGTGGCCGCCAGCGGTGAGTGGACCGAGGTAGTGGTGACGCGACAGGAGCGGGTTAGCCTCGGATGGGCCAGAGACGCTCCACATCACGTCGTCGCGGTCGATGAAGCCGACGAGCTCGAACAGTGCCGCGCTCATGACGCCACCAGCCGATACCGACGCGCCGGGCGACCGTTGTTGCCGCTGGTCGAGCCCTCCGTGATGACCCAGCCATCCGCGACCAGCACGCCGGCCTTGGCGAGCGCCTGGTACGTCGCGCCGATCACCTGCGGGGTCACGACGGAGCCGTGCTCGTTACGCAGCAGGGCACGCACGCGGTTCGGGTCCACGACGCCCGCGTGCTCGGCAGCCGTGGCGCGGATCGCGGCCACGACCGTCGCGGAGTCGTCCGCGTGGAGCCGGTCGGACGCGATCAGGTCGAGCAGGTCCGCGGTGGCGGCGTCGACCGGGGCAGACGGGTAGGCGGTCATGCTGCGGCCTCCTTCCTCACGAGGCGGGCGATGTCGTCGGCAAGCCCGTCCGTCAGCCGGAACCACTCGCCGCTGATCCACTCGCGCCGGTAGATGCGGTGAAGGTGCTTCTCCATCGGCTCGCCGCCCGGCGTGGTTCCGATGAGCCGACCCCTCGATGGGTCCGCGCCGTCGGGGAAGGTGCAGCCCTTGCCCTTGAGGAACTGTGCGGTGCGGATCTCGACGCGGCGGCTGTGGCCGATCTTGACGAGCCCTTGCCCGTCGAGCTCCCAGAAGTAGACGAGGTCGTCGGGCGTGCTCCAGAGGACGTTCTGCGCCTGGGTGATCGCAGCCCGAGCCTCCTCGATGGAGATGCCCACTTGGCTCGCAGCGATCTTGTGGCCCTCGGCGATGTCGAGCGCCCGGAACCATGTCCGCGCCCGCTCGAGGTGTCGCTCGCAGAACGGGCCAGCCTCGATCCGTGCCGAGCAGCGGTCGCCGTTGCCCTTGGCTGCGATGCACTGGTCGCCTCGCTCGGCTGCCCACGTCTGCGGGTAGTGGCGGCAGGCGGGACCGCAGTGGCAGACGCGGATCTGTTGCGAGTCGACCCGCTCCCAGAATTCCCGGACGCTGCCGTTGAGCATGTCCTCGGCGAGGAAGTCGGCGTTGAAGTCGTGCAGGTCGCGCCTCATGCCGTCCGCCCCCTTCGGCCCCAGTCGTCGGCGGCCGGCGCGGAGGCGGGCTTACTGGCGACGGATAGGAGGCCGTCGATGGTGGCGACCTGCTCGGGCGTGAAGCGGATGGACTTGCCGACGCGCTGGTGCGGCCATGCGGGGTTCTCGCCTCGGCAGCGTTCCTGCACGAACCACTTGGACTTGCCGATGCGCTCGGCCATGTCCTCGTCGGTGAGGTAGCGGTCGCTCACGCGGCCCACCTCCCGGCGAGGTAGTCACCGAGGGCGAGGGATAGGTGCTCGTAGGTGGCGTGGCTGATCTCTCTCTCGCCGCGCTCCCATCGTGAAATCGTGGAGTGGTCGACCCCCGACTGGCGGGCCAGGGCGCGGACGGACAGTCCCGCCCCACGCCTCGCCGCCCGGAAGGCCGGCCCCGCTTCGGCGGAGTTAGTTCCGATTGTTGAGTCCGGCATGGCAGCAATCGTAAGTGGTGCCGCACCAAAACACAACAATCTGGACTAGGTATTTTTTCTTGGGTTCCGAGTACTGCCTATCGCAAGAGCGGCATACTCAGATGTGGGATAGTTGGGAAGTTTGGTGCCAGAGCACACGGCGCCGTCCCAACGGGAGAAGGGTGGAGACATGGACGAGCAGCAGATGGCGAGCATCGCCGCGCAGGTGCGGCGGGCACGCAAGGCCGGGGGGCTGACGGTGAAGGGCCTAGCCGAGAAGGCGGGCGTCGCAGACGGCACGATCACGCGCATAGAGACCGGCCAGAAGGTCCGGCCCGGCAACCTGCGGGCCGTCCTCGACGCCCTCGACGTGCCGCCCCTGTCAGAGACTCACCGGGAGACGCCGGACAATGTCCAGCTCGCCATGGATCTCGTCAAGAAGTGGCTCCTCGCCATGCCTGAGGAGCAGCGCGACCACGCGGTGCAGGATCTGACGCGCTGGATCGTCATCACGAACGGGTAACGCCCCGAACTCAGCGGGCGGGTTGTCTGAAGGCGTGTATATGGTGCGGTCACCAACTCACACCGATACGTAACGGGGGCTGACAGACGCCATGCGCGGATGCGAAATCTACTGGGGAGTAGACAAGGCCGACCACATGCAAGCACTCGTGGAGAGGGCCACCGGGAAGTCTTGCCCGTGCTTCCGTGGCGAGACGTGCCCGCTCCTGCCGGGCGAGGTCATGCTTCCTATCCCTCGAGTGCGCGATGAGTGTGAGCGTCGGGCAGGGTGATCCCCGCGCCGAGGGACAGCAGCGGGTCGAAGTCGCTCCGGGCGAGGTGACTGTACGTGTCGATCGTCGTGGAGATGTGCTCGTGGCCGAGCTGACGCCGCACGACGGGTAGCGGGATGTTCGCCTGGATCGCCCATGAGGCGAAGGTGTGGCGTAGGTCGTGGACGCGGGGCCGCTTGTGGATGACCGGCGCAACCGCGTCCACAGCCGGCTTCCATGCCGCGTTGTAGAAGTTGCCAGAGCGCACGCGCATCCCGCGCGGCGAGAGGAACACGAGCTCGTCCGATGCCTTGCCCGCTGTGAGCGGCTCGAGCGCAGTGAACACCTGCTCGGGTACGGCCACGGTGCGTCGGGACATGCGGGACTTCGGCGCACCCTTCTTGCCGGATTGCTTCCATGCGGTATGGATGCGCGCGGAGAGCGTGGCCCGGTCCAGCGCGCCGACGGTGAGCGCGGTCGCCTCACCGAAGCGGATCCCGGTGAGGGTGAGGGTCAGGACGAGCGGGCGCCACTGCGGGGCGAGCGCAGTCAGGAGCGCGCCGAACTCGTCGCGGGTCAGGAACACCATCTCCTCGCCAGCCTCGGCGTCGGTGCGTGGGAGGTTGACGCCCTTGGCGACGTTGACGTCGAGCACCTTGCGCTCGACCGCGGAGGACAGCGCGTCGGACAGGAGTGAGTGCCAGTTCCGTAGCGTCTTGGGCGCGGGCGCGCTGCCGTCGAGGAGGCGTGCCTCCATGACCCAGCGGGCCACGTCGTCGCGGGTGAGCTTGTCGGCTGGGAGGTCGCCGAAGCGGGGTGCGAGGTGGTCCTCGAGGATGCGTCGGTAGCGGGTGATGGTGCCGGACTCCCGGCCGCTGAGGTGGTCGATGTGGTGCTCGATGAGGGCGCCGACGGTTGGCGCCTGCGTCTCGTCTGTATCTTCGAGGATGCCGAGCGCGACGGCTGGCCCCATGGTGTCGAGGATGCTGCGCCACGCCTGGGCTTTGCCCTCGCTGATGAAGGTGACGGCGCGGTTGCGGCCCTCGTGCCGGAAGCGGACTCGGTAGGAGTCGGTGCCGGTTGCTGAGTTGTGGCGGGTCTCGATGCTGGACACGGGGCCTCCGTCGGCGTGGGGTCTGTTCCCTCGTGTTCCCTAGGATACAAGAAAGGCCCCGTTTAGGGGCCTGACGTGCACTGATGTGGTGTCGAGGGGGGGACTTGAAAAGTACCTACTTACGCTCAGGAGCACGGCGCACGCTTGGCGTGGGGCCTGTTCGCTGGCCGCTAGTTGCGGTTGTTGGGTGCATCTGTTCCCTAGGGTACGGCAGGAATCTCCCCCATTCCCTTGCGCACTGCAACGCCGCGTTGCATACTGGGGACATGGAGAGCATTGCCATTGACAAGGACTGGGCGCCGACCGACCCGCGCTGGGTTGAGGACAAGCTGACCGGCCCCCACGACCGGAACCGCATCTGGCATCTTGACGGCCAGCCATGGTGGGAAGCCCCAGTCCCGCACAGGTGGCACAAGTGCCGTCCGCAGACATATGGGCTCATGGACTGGTTCACGCTCGTCTTTCGGTGCCGCTGCGGAGCGATCTCCCATGGCGGGCGCGGGCCGTGGATTGAGCGGAACCAGCGGCGGAAGTCGTGACCGAGGACCGCTACGACATGCCAGCCATCGCGCGGGTCCTCGGCGTCGAGAAGGTGACCGTGCGCTCGTGGCTGCACCGCGGGAAGCTGCCCCCGCCGTCGGGCCGTGTGGGTCAGTCGCCGTGGTGGGCGCCGGAAGTGATCGAGCCGTGGATCAACAGGGAGCGCGCCGTGCGCGCGGAACAGGAGCAGGGAGCATGAGCGGAAGGGTTCTACTGTCGAACGGGTCTGCGCTTACCGGCGTGGACTTGACGGATGCAGAGATTCGGAGCGTTGACGATGGCGGGCAGGTCAGCCTGGATGGCTGCCGTCTGACGCGCTGCGACCTCCGCGGGCTGCGGGGCGCGACCATCGTCGGCTGCATCCTTGACGAGTGCTTGATGCCGGAGTCGGTTCGGCATCTGTCGTGGCCCTTCGAGGAGCGCGCCGTGCGCGCGGAACAGGAGCAGGGATGAGCAGCAGCCCAGAAGCGGACGCAGCCATGCGGAAGGTATTTCAGGCATTCTCCGATCAGATGGTTTGCGTCGGCATGGAGATCCATGAGGGGGCGACCGAGATGGCAGAGCGCGCCGCTCGCATAGCAGAGGAGGGCGACCGTGCGGAGGTGCCGACCGAGACCATGACCCAGGAGGCCCTGCTGGACCTCATCTACGCGTATGGCGACGCGCAGGTGCGGGCGTCGCTCGCCGCGTCGGGGCGTGTTGCAGAGGCGCGTCGAGAGGCCGCGCACGAGGCGCACCAAGCCGTGCTGGACGCGGTGCGATCCCTGCCGATCGAGGCGGGCCGATGAGCGAGGATGGGGCGCGCCAGTGCGAGACGGGTTCGGGTTGCATGTATGAGGATGAGGAGCACCTAGAGCCCATCCTCTACTGGATCGGGGACGCTCCATTGGCCCATGGGGAGCGGGACGATGAGGACCCGGAGCACCCTGAGCACTGCCTCTGTGGGCACCCCAACTACCTCACCTGTCCCGGCGAGGGGCTGTGGACCATGACCGTTGGCGACCCATATGGTGGACGCTTGTAGCCCCGGACGCGCGAAGGCGCCCCCCTGCCGAAGCAGGGGGGCGCTGCCCTTGCCGAAGGGGCCGTGACTGGCGAGGGAGTCTGAGGACAGTCTAGCGGCGGCGCAGGAAGTTCGCGGCAGCCTCCCGCACGCGGCGCAGGTTGGTCATGATGATCCCGCCCCAGTAGGGCGCGTTCAGGCCGACCTTCCGGGCCCAGCGCGCGAGCCAGTCGAGGAGCCGCTTCACAGGGACGCCTCGGGCGGCTGGACCGACTCGGCCTGGTGCGTCGCCTCGGGGTCACGGTTCGGCACGGCGTAGACCGAG